TTTCTCATTACCGACCTTGACCCAAATATCTGTTTTGATTTCTTTGTCTTGTTTCTGATTTGTTTTGAGATTTTTTATGAACACCTTTACGTTTAGGTGGTTTATCTCTTGGTATAAAATGGATAAACTTTTGTTTAGCCACTAAGCACCCATTTCAGTTACAAACAAATCTCCACTTGTACTTGTGTTTCTGATTGCAGCTATTTTCTCACCTGGTGAAACTTTGATAACTTCATAATCTCCAGCATGAAGATAAGCATCACTTGTTGTAGCAGTTGGAGAAGCACCAAGTACATAATGACAACTGTGAGTAGCTGCTATTCTGACAAATCTTGTTTGAGTTCCAAAAGCATTTGAGCAAGGTACAGATGAAGCTGTAAAAGAAACTTTTTGTGTAGTTCCTGGTCTTAAAGCATAATTATATGACATTAATATTTACCTTTCATACTTTTCATTTTTTTACTTTTTTTCTTTTTACCTTTTTTATTTTTTTTCATTGGTTTTTTTCCGTACATATTTTCTCCTTAAATTAATATTGGTATTTGTGGGGAAGTATCGCTAGACAAGATCCCCACAAAGATTGTAATTATCTTCTGATAATAAAAGTTATTTCCATTTTAGAAGCATTTGTTGAACCACCATTAGTGATACATTCAATTGTTCCATCTTCTTCAACTCTGTTAGCAGCAGTTGGTTCTGCTGTTGCTACTCTACCAGCAGATCCTGAAGCTGTATGACTTATAGCTCCACCAGTTACTGCAACACCACCTATTTCAAAAGAGATAGCTGCTGTTCCTGTAGTAGTTGCTTTGTTATGTGTAATAATTTTAATTATTCTTCCACCATCAGGTACACATACAAATGTAGATGATGCTGTTGATACATCTGGAATTGCAGATGTTATAAAATAATCGTTAAGTGTTCTCATGTTATTTTCCTTTTTTGTATTGCTTCGTTCCGAATAAAATCTTCAAAGACCAAACAAAATGTTAATGAATATTATGAGGGAGTATAAATACCCCCTCACAAAAGTTATAACTACGCAGTAGTTAAATCAAAAATACCACCAGATGCTTTTTCATTCTTAGAGCATAGTGTGTATTCTACTAATAGAGCTTTCTTGTCAGCATCACCAGTTTTCGCTAGATCAACCATTTGGAAATCTCTTAGGTATGCAGCAGACCACATATCAGGAGAAAGAACATAAGCTGATCTTGCTCTTGAAAATCTGTTCGCTACAACTTGTAATGCACCGAAATCACTTTCGTAAACATCAATTGCAGAAACTAATCTTTTGTTTTCTGCATCATCCATTCTTGTTGCACCACCAGTAAAGCCAGAAAGTCTTTGCTTATTGAAAGCACCAACCATAACCATTGATGGATCGCCACCCTCAGTCCAAACTTTTCTAATCATAGATTTAAGTTGAGCTTCAGTAAATGCTCTTTGTGTTCCATCAGTTCTAGCATGAGTACCAGATCCACTAGGATCAGCACCTGATCCACCACCTTTGTCTGTGTTAGTTTTTAACCAAGACTCTAGTGATGCCATCTTTCTAGCAGCACCAGCACCAGAATCATTTGGAGCTTGGTTTGCAGTAAGAGTAGTTTCCATATCTCTTTTTAGCTCTTTAGAAGCTTTAGAGATTAGGTATGCTAGTTCGTTATTTCTTCCAGCAAGGTCAACTGATTCCATAGTACCAGAAACAATTACAGCTTTTCTTGAAATCTGTGTTTTGTTTCCAATTCTAGTAGTTGCAGTTTGTGCATCAAAAGAAATTTCATCACCCTCTAAGTGATGGTTGTCAGAAGCAGCAGCAGCCAATGAATCGATTTGCCATTCATGGTTTACAGCAGTTGCTTTTGATTTTCCAATTGTACTCATAAATGGAGTATCAGTCGGAGATATGTTGTAGATAATGTCAGATAAATCTTCTCTCTGACCATTTACAGCATATTTTGTAACAGTATTAGATATTAATGCCATTATTTTATCCTTTATTTGTTTGAGTTGTTAATCATATCCAAGAAAATATTCTGAGCATCTTTAAGACTCCCAGTTTTTCTTAGACGACCAAACTTTTCTCTAGCAGCTTTGGATTGATAATCGCTTTTGTCTTTTTTAATGCCTGACTTAAATACTCTGCTTGGTTTAGAAATCT